TATTGGTGGTATCCTTGGTGGATTACTTGGTGGTTTTGGTGGAGCAACTCTAGGTGGTGGTATTGCTGATAGTGCAACTGGTGCTAATAAAGAAAATGGTGGTGGATGGTTTGGTGGTTTATTTGGTGGTAAGAAAGATGTTGCTGAAACTAGTAACGATGGTGGATTAACAGATACTGCATTTGGTGGAGAGTCTAAAAATGACCCTAAAGCTGATGCATTGACGAAGGTTATCGAAAAAAGCACTAATGCTAGTAGTATAAAAGAAACTCTTAAGATGGGTGAAGCACCAAGTAAAGAGTTTATGGATAAAACTAGAAATACACAGATTAGTAAACTAAAGTTCCTTCAAAAGAGAGCTGCTTCCCCAGAAGCTAAAGCAGAATATCAAAAACAAATAGATAATCTTAAGGCAGGTGGAGATGGTGGAACATATGTCAATAGTAATAGTTCCAGCAAAGCATCAACCACTATTACTGATATGGGAAATATTTCCAATGTATCTTCCAATTCTTCTACTCCATTCATGGCAACATCTGCAACACCAGATAATTCAAATCAGGTACTTGCGTCATCTGCATCAGTTTCTATGAATGAAAAACAGGGTGGTGGTAATACTGTTGTTAATAATTACTATTCTGGTGGTGGTGGAGAACAACAAGGTGTTAATCCTAATGGGGTTAGTGCTGGAATTAGTATGAGTGGTACTGGAACAGAAATGTATCAAAAAGTCAATATTGCTAACTTATGACAAAAGAATTCCAAAATATTACTGATTTTTCTCTTAGAAGTGTTTCCATTACTTCTGTTGGTAGTAATAATGCATATGAGATTAAACAGATGGTCAATACATTCTCTTATGTTGAGAGTTTAAATAGTCCATTTGTTGCTGCTACACTTACTATTGCTGATAGTGCTGGATTATTGAACGATCTACCTATTCAAGGTGGAGAGACTGTTAGAGTCATTGTTGAGACTAGTTCTTCTGATGATCCAGTTGTATATGATCTAATAGTATGGAAGATTGGCAATCGTTATGCTAAGAATCAAACTCAAGCATATACTTTGGGTTTGATTTCAGAAGAAGCATTGAATAATGAATATACTAGATTGATTAAACCCTTAAACGGAACTGGTGATTCTATCATTATAGAAATGTTAAATGAGTTGGGTACTAAAAAAGAAATATTTTCCGAACCAACAGAATTCAAATTTAAGTTTCTTCCTAATAATAGAAGACCTTTTGATATTGCCTCTACTATTGCAGTCAAATCTATTGCAAGAGGTGGAAAGATAAGTGGTACGACTAAATCTAAGAATGAAAGACAAAAGGTTACTGGTAGTGCTGGATTCTTCTTTTATGAGACTAAGAGAGGATATAATTTCTTTTCAGTAGACAAATTACTAGCAAAGAATGATCAGGACACTTGGGGAGAATATATTGAGAAACCAGCAAATCAGTCGGATGGTGCTGATGATAGGTTTACTATATCACAGGCAGTATTTAAGTCTGAAGTAGATGTCATGAAATCATTGAGGAAAGGTAAATATTCTTCTTTGATGGTATTTTTCAATCATTCTACTGGACAATATCACGAATTCATGTATAGTCTAGAGGATGCTTATAAAACCATGCCTCACCTAGGATCTCAAAATACACCATCAGTCATTAAAACAGCAGATGCTGACAGAACGGTGTCTGACTACCCAACTCGGATTATATCTAGTATACTGGATCATGAATCGTGGTACAATGATCCCGATATTGCTTCATACGATGAAGAAGACGGAGCAGAAAATCCAAGTGAATTTTGTGACTTTCACAAACACTATGCTGCTCAGTCTCTTATGCGTTATGAATTGCTTAGGAATCAGTTAGCTGAAATTGTAATTCCTGGTAATTCAGGAATATGTGCAGGTGACAAGATTGATATCAAACTTGTTAATAAAGTACCAACAGTACAAGCGAGCGGTGAACCATATGATCAAGAAAGTAGTGGAGTCTACTTGATTGAGGAAGTCACACATACTTACAATTCTACTGAATCTACCAATGGAAGATTCGTGACTACACTAAGGTTAGCGAGAGATTCTCACGGTGACATAGATTCCAACCACGGCACTAAATAAAAACAGAGGTAACTATCTACTATGAAAAGCATAGAAGACCACATACAAAAAGACCAAGAGATCTTACAAGATCCTACAACTAATCCACAGATGCGTCGTCATATTGAAGGCGAATTGCATGACTTAGAAGATTATGTTTCTCATCATGCATCAGAGATTAAAGCAGGAGACCATCACGATCCTAACACAATAGAACTATGGTGTGATCAGCATCCAGACGAGCCTGAGTGCTTAGTCTATGATGATTAATTAATATGGATCAGGTATTATCAAATTTAATACCTTCCCAAAGGATTGGACAAGATGGTTTCCAATGGTGGGTCGGTCAAATTGAAGGAACCGCTTCTGATGAACAGAACAACAAAGGCGGTTACAGATTCAAGGTAAGGATTGTCGGGGATCATCCTGGCGATCCTGAAATCCTTGGGACTGATGATTTGCCATGGGCAACTGTGATGATGCCTGTTACAGCACCATTTATTCCTGGTAATTGTGGTGGAGCACACCCACAACTAGAGATTGGTTGTTGGGTGATGGGGTTCTATATTGATACTACTGAGAAACAAAAACCCATTATCATGGGTTCTATTGGACAAACTCCTGGTGCAACTAAAGTCTTTGTAGAAAGGACACCAGAAACAAAACCGTTTACTACAGCAGTTGGACAACTTAATATACAGAAGGTTGGTAAACCAATTCAAAAAGGAACAGATAAGAACACTGCTACTGGTGGACTATCTGATGGAACAAAAGATGGAGACGGTAATGAGAGGGTAGGAGTACCACCAGCAAAGATTGCACCATTGAAGAATGGTCTACCACAATCAGAGGATTGGTGTCAAGGTAAAGCAGAGAAATGTGATGAAGAAGATATGATGTCATCGATGACAAATATCATGGGAGAATTTCTTGCTGCAGTACAGGCTAATAATGGTAATGTTGGAACTTATCTTGTTAACGAAGCAACTGGTGAGTTCTATGATAGTATTAGCATAGCAAGAGGTTATGTTAATAAGGCAATGACTGTTGTTAATGAGTTTGTTGCTAGGATAAAGGGATTTGTTATTGAGACTATTAGTAAAGCAGTAAAAAATCTTATCAAAGCATTATTACACCCTTCAGATACTGGTAATGCATTGACACCTGTTACTGAGTTCTTTAATAACCTGCTAAAGCAACTGGGTTGTTCTATTGCTGATCTTGGTGACAGATTGGAAGCATGGTTAACCAATGTTCTAATGAGTCTAATCCAACAGGTCTATCAGTCTGTTGCATGTCAGGTTGATGCATTAGTTAATGGTATCATGTCTAAGATCAATTCATTGATGACTGAATTACTAAGTTCAATTTTAGGTCCATTGCAATCTATTCTTGGTGCTATAGCAAAACCACTTGATATGATCGGTCAAGCAATCAATAAGGTATTAAGTCTTCTAGGAATTACTTGCTCAGGACCAGACAGATCATGTAGTGATACTAAACAGGTCTGTACTAATGGAGGATCAACACCAAAAGAGGAAGGTGACTTCTTAGATAATCTACTTGATAGTATTGATAATTTATTTCCATCAACAGGTGCTGATTATACTCAGTATGTTTGTGGTGATGCATTCAAAGGTAAGAGTTTAAGTATCACAACTGTAGGATTTACTGGTGGTGTTCCTAAAGGTGGAACATATACTGGTAGTATTCCAGACTCAACGACACCAGAGGCTGGTGATAATAAAGGTGTTAAGCAAGATAAGAGAATTGTATATGATATTCAAGATATAACTGTAAATGAAGGTGATATTGCACGTTTCAGGGTAACTCGTAGTGGATATAGAGAAGTAGCATCGTCAGTTACATTCAAGACTTTAAAATATCAGGGAACTGCTGAAGAGAATACTGATTATCTTCCTGTTGATGATATTGTAGGATTCGCACCAGGTGAAATGTTTAAGGATATTCAAGTAAGAACTCTTACATCAGTTGAGCGTGAAGAAGATGAAGAGTTTATGGTTCTTATTAGAAAGAACACACCAATGGAAGGTTCTGATGTTCAGACAAGATTTAAGAAGAATGTTGCTATTTGTACTATTACAGAACAGGCATTAAAGGATAACAGAAATCCATATCGATCACCAAATAATAATCCATTCAGTGATATTGGAGAAACATTTACAGAAGAAGTGACTGGTACTCCTACAGATGTTATTACTGATGATGGTGGTGAAGATCTTGATGATGATAATATTGATGATAACACTGGACTCCCATTAGAACCTCAAGTCAGTGTTACTGCTGATAGAAATACATGTCCAGAGGGTGAGTTTATTAGGTATGATATCTTCACTAAAAATATTGATAATGGAAGTAGATTATACTTCACGTTAACTGGTAATGGTATTGATGCTGATGATATTATTGGTGGCAGTACAACTGGTAGTTTTACTATCAATAATAATCAAGGTTCTGCAACAGTTGGTATAGAAGAAGATGGAGTTGTAGAAGATGCAGAAATTTTAAGGTTTACTGTTAATGGAACTGGTGCTTTCGTTGATGTTATTATTACTACTCCCACTGAGGATTTTGATGAGGGTGTTGGAGATGATCCTTCTACAGTAACTGTTCCATTTACTCAACCATTTGTTAGCACACCAGATATTATTACTGATGATAATGGTGGCATCATTGATATTCCTGTATCTAATCCTGGTTCACCATGGGCAGAACCACCATATGTTTTCATTGTTGGTGAGGGTATTGGTGCAACAGGAACTGCTCTACTAGATCAAGATGGATTTTTAACTGAGATTAGAATTAAATCTCCTGGATATGGATATAAGAAGAACTTACAGGATGATAACCAAAAGAGATGTATCGTTGATACTTACACAGTAATAAGACCAGGTGCAGGATATACTTCAAAACCAACCATCTATGTTGATGGTGTCAAAGATGCTGCAGAAGCAATCATTGATCCTGAGACTGGATTTGTTATTGGTGCTAGACCACTTGATAAAGTAACTACCTATAATAGATTCCCTGAGATTATTATTGTAGGTGGAGGAGGTTATGGTGCTAAATTACTCCCATCACTAGCATGTCTAGATACTCCAACACTTGCTAATATTGGTTCTACTAAGATTGGAACTGGTCGTTACGTTGATTGCCCATAATGACTAAACCTGCATCTCAATACGCAACTACGATTGCAAAACCCACAACTCCAGATGAAACACAGGAGTTAACTGATAATCCTAAATTTTTAACATGGCATAAAGGATGTTTGACAAAATCAGAGATATATGAGAGACTATTACCAGATGGTGTATCTGGTGCATTACGCATAGATGGACCAGATGCCAGTTCAATAGTCCAAGATAGTCTAGGATGCATTAAACTTATTACAGGTCAAAGAAACAAAGAGAAGGGACCTGGTAGTGGTAAACTATGTGTTCATACTTGGGGTTATCAAGCAAAGCATGAATATAGATCTGATCTAGAGTTCATGGCAGGTGATGATAAAGAAGGTCAAGCATTAAACGTTCTGGTTGAGGGTGATTATGTTGAACAAACCAAAGGTGGTGAAAGATTCATCCGAGCACAGAAGATTATTATAGAAGCATCCGAAGAATTATTACTGATTGGTAAAACTCAGGTTAATATCCAATCAGGAACTGATGGCGGTGGTGCTATATACATGAATGCTGGTACTATTGAAAGAGTTACCGATAACGATAAGGAGATTATTACTGGTCAGAAGATGACATTTGGTGTCAGTGAACAAACTGCTATCCAATTTGATCCTAGAGGATCACAAAATATTGTTTCTCCAGGTCACGTCAACCACTCAATTATGGGTGACTATAAACAGTGGATTGGTGGTATAGAGCAACATATTGTTGCTGGTGGTGTACCAGTACCACCATTGATCAAATCAAGAGACTCAGCATACTCTGTCAAAACTGTTATTGGTGGACAGAAGTATACCTCTGCAGACTTTATTGACAGCACAGCAGGATTGAATTACTCAGTTACTGCAGGTGGTGCTGCAAATATCACTGCTGCTGGTACAGTCAACATTACAGGTGCATTAATTTTACTTAATTAAAAACTATGATTTTTTGGATTGGATTCTTCGTCATGTTCTTCAATGAAGGATTTGTTATGATGAGACACGTATCACCTTTGTTCGCAAGACAAAGAGATAAATTTATTAAAAAGTATGGTGCTAATGTATGGTATAGATTCCATGGCACACTTGATTATACTTGGATGGGACTCGTGACTATTGGTTTAATAGTAAACTCAAGTAGAATACTACACATAATGGCATTGATAACCTTCTGGACATTATCTTTCATAATATTTTACTTACCTCGCTGGATTACACGCAAATGAACGACCTCACCGTCACAATATACTTGATAATGTTCGTTAGTCTCATGGGAGCAACATTTGCATTCATGTATACTATGATGGTATCAACACTTAAAGATTTTAATGAAGTCAATAATCCCAGAAGACGTAGAGAGAAAACCGTATTACCAGCACCTCACCCTGAGATGGAAGGAGTTGCTTATGGAGAGGAATTGCTAGTATTCAGAAGCGAAGACGATGATTCAGACGATGATTGATAAGTAAAACTTATGACAATGGTAAGATATACTCATTGACCAACTGGCACAAGCCCCCTTGATTTTTGGGTAAATGTATCATAAATTACTTTTATAGCAGCAGAGAATAGTATCAAGTCTTTTAATAAATCACTTGACGCCCTCTGCATCATATGCTATAATTTTCAAGCAATCGAGAAATCGGTTCTCCATCTGCGGGTAATCACTCCGCAAGTAAATTACAAGGTAAAAACAAACATGTCTATCAAATCAACAATCGCTGCAATAGCAGCATCTCCATTCCTTCTCGCTGGTGCAGCTTTTGCTGGTCCTTACGTGAATGTTGAAGCTAACTCTGGTTGGACTGGTACAAATTATACTGGTACTAACACAGACCTTCACATTGGTTGGGATGGTTCTCTTGGCGAAACTGCTTCATACTACGTACAAGGCGGTGCAACTGTAACAGCTCCTGATGGTGCTGATGGTGATACAGTTCCTTCTGGTAAGGCAGGTATCGGTGCAAGTCTAACTGAAGGACTTGGTGCATACGGTGAAGTTTCTTTCGTTGGATCAGGCGTAGAGAACGTTGACCGTGGATACGGTGCTAAAGCAGGACTTAAGTACAGCTTCTAAGTTGCACACTTCAGTCTAATTTGATATAATAACAGGGAGTCTTCGGACTCCCTTTTTTATTCTAAATATTTGGGAATTGAATTCTAATATGCTATCAACTCAATACCGCCTTCGCTTAGAAGGCATATGCAAAGACATTGCTTCTGGCAGTGAAGTAAGTATAGATGATATGATATGGGCACAGAAATTAGCAAAATCAAATACTTCAGCAAGAGGTATGTTAAATCAAGCAAGAAGATTAAGTACAGATCCAACAGATTCTTTTCTGAATAACTTGAATATTGGAGACCCCGATTCAAGTAATCACCGTAGGGGTTTCGGATCTCCAGAAGATGTGGTAGACTGGTTCCACCAAGAAAGATCTGACGATTGGAGACAGAGAGACTAATGCCAACACAATCCGAATTAATGCATTATCGCTTACAGGCGATGATACGTGAATACAATTTTCCCGAACTTCAGTATCTGGGTGTTAAACCAGATAGTATTGGTGTGGATCAACACTGGTATAGTATTAATGGTAATCCTGTTCCTGTTGATGCAATAACTGAACTAGAGGATGTCGAGGAGATAGAAGATACTTGACAATATAGATAAAATTGGGTAAAATGGATGCACGACCACAGAATCGTTATGCACTTACTTTTACCCATCATCTGTATTATTCTAATTAGTACAGCAATTGTTTACTCTGTTATTCAAAAGTATGACCCTCACTAAAACCGTAGAAGAGTCTTTAAGAGACGCACAATCACATATGCGTAATGCATTAGCATTCGCTGCAAGGAGTGAGAAACCTTATGTTAGTAAGCACATTGCTGATATGCTTGCTGGTATAGATAATCTCATCGATTCATCATTTTTACTTGATACACTAGAGGAATATAACAATGAAGAAGACATTCACTAAAATTGATAAGAAAGGTCGTGAGGAGACATGGGAGTGGGAAGAGACTCCTGAATTAAAAGAGTACATCAAAAGAACAATGAAATCTAAGGTTTATCCCAAACCTATTCGTAAATGAAGCATATTGAATTTCCTAACTACGGATTTATCTTTGATGAAATGCCTGATAGTGTTGTAAAGAAAGTTCGTAGTTTATGTTCAGCAGCAAAAGACTTTGGTAAATCTCAGAATGATAAACTTGCTGGACAGTTAGAGGAAGAGTGGTATATTAATCCTAAATTAATTGATCAGGAAGTTAGAGAGTATATTCTACAAAACGTTCGTGATTATACTGAACGTTGGAATTATCTTGACTCTATGAGGGTAAACACTTCAGATCGTGTTATTGATATTGGTACCATGTGGGTTAATTATCAAAAGAAAACAGAGTTTAATCCAATCCATTATCATGATGGTGTGTTTAGTTTTGTTATGTGGATTGATATTCCTTTTTCATATGAGGAAGAGGGACAGATACCACTTGCAAAGAAATCTAATAAAGCACAGTGTGGTAAGTTTCAGTTCCACTATATTAACATGTTAGGTGGGATAACTAATCATGCTGTAGAAGCAAAGGTAGGTGATTTTGCTTTGTTCCCTGCTGGTTTAAATCATTCTGTATCTCCATTTTACACATCAGATGGATACAGAATTTCTGTCTCAGGCAATTTATATTATATTACTTAGTTAAATATTACCAAGCGAAACTTTGGCAATGGGTAATTTTAACAGGTATAGGGTCAGTAAAAAACATGTCTTTGTTGACAACGATCCAGTTTTGATGTATTATGTAGAGAACATACCATTCGCCTTTGATTCCCTTGAAAAGGATCAGAGAGAAGATAAGTGGGTGTTATCTGAAGCAGCAATCAATGAAAGTTATACCTTAGATGATATTCTTAGGTTCTCTGATTACTTGGCTGCTGAAGAATGTCATCCAGTATTGTTTGACTTAGACCTAATTAACCCTGAAGTATTACCTGATGAACACTTTTCTTGAATTATTTGAAGGCACTTTTGCTAACAGACGTCAAGCACAGAGTCATCCTACTCGTTATGCACACATTCGTGTTACACATCGTAGAGTTAAAGACAACAGGTTTTATGGTGAGCAAGCATACAATTATCTTTTGAATCGTCCTTACAGACAATTTGTTATTGACGTAATTGATGAGGGTGAATTCATTCGCCTTAAAAATTATGAGATTGTAAACCCCAGTTTATATGTTGGGTGTCAAAATCTAGAAAACCTTACCGATGATGTTTTAACATATCGAGAAGGTTGTGATCATATTATGAAACAAACGGGAAAGTATTCCTTTGAAGGTAAGAACGATGGATGTGAATGTTATGTTCAACGTGGTGCCCAAAAGACCTATGTTGCGAATGAAGTAAAACTCTCTAAAGAGCATTACAGTGTTTTAGACAGAGGTCTCCACGTTGATAATCATACGAAAGTATGGGGATCTGATTGGGGTCCATTTAATTTTACTAGACAAGATGCTTCCGTACAATCTTAAAGAAACCTATCAGATCACTCCTAACGCAGAAGCAGCGGAGTTCATTCAAGCAGAAGTACAAGACTATTTTGGTTATGAACAGAAATCAAAACGAGAAAAGTATGCTGATGTTTGGATCACCAAGAATGAAGGTATCAATGTAAAAACTGATAACCTTCTATCACAACAGAACAAAGGTCGTCTCTGTACTGCTGAAGTTAATCAGTGGTTGAGGGATCCAAGTAACAATCTTAAGTTCTTGTTTATTGAATACAGGAATGAAGATGGACTACTCACTTTGGTATCAACTCAAGAAGTTTATATCGAGGAGGTAGTTTATGAAATTTGTAATCAGGGTCGTGGTCTCCTACAACCCAAAAGAAATAAAGAAGGTAAGGTCATTCTAAGAGATCGTATTAGTAGAGATGAGTGGATGGAAGAGTTTAAGGTTAAATACTCTGAGTTTGTGGGCAAGCAGATTGCACGATTCAGAAAATACGAATCAGAATGGTGTTGACATTATTTTTCTTTATGGTATAATACTACAGTACACAATACAAAACTATGGCTAAAGGACCAACCACAAGCGTTTCCAATGCTAAACTACATCACTTGCTAAAAATAGCAGACACTTACTGTATCAAAGCAGAGAAGGGTGAGTGGGAAGTTGAAAAAGGAACCTACCAAGCGATTAAAAGAGCAGTAGATCATGTCAAGACAGAGATGTTTAAGCAAGGTCGTCAGAGAAAGAGAACCATGAACATCAATTATATTGCTGATGAGGAAAGAAGATCAATGGTCAGCAGATTAAACACAGAAGATTAATTAAATTTAAAAAGGGGGTTGACACCCTCTTTTTTTATGCTATGATATTAGAGTCTTACATATACAAACATATGACAACTCGTGATGAAGCAGAATTTCTTACAGATCAATACTTATACCATGCGGTACAAAGTGTTGATGCTAGACTTGGTGAGGGTTATGCAAGAAAGAATCCTCAGTTAGTATCTACTATGGTGTCTCTTACCGCAACAGAACATCAACGAATCCTGACACTTGATGATTAAATTAAAAAGGGGGTTGACACCCTCTTTTTTTATGCTATAATATATTTGTTGAATCGACGGGTTCGACAAGGGTGTGACAGAATAACGCTTGTGGAGGCACGGCGTATTGTATATTAGGACAGGGGTGGTGCCCGCTGCGTATCGCAGAACCTTTACCATAGGGTCCGAAAGTCTGAGAGTCCTACTATTCACATTAGTGATTCCCTCTCAGTGAAGGTATAATGTAATCCTTTCACCCACCACACAATTCAGTTAATATCATGGTTACTCTGAGAGAACAACTACACTACATCTACATATGTGTTAGAGAAGTAACCTTGATATGCCTTACAAAAATAAAGAAGAAAATCGTAAATATCAGCGTGAGTGGGCTAGAAAGAATTCAAAGACTCGTAAAGCAAATCAAATTAGTCATAAGAGGAGAAAGCAGATAGTAGAGGATGCAAAGAAGCATCCTTGTATAATATGCAATAAAGATTTTAATCCTGTGGTAATGGATCTTATTCATGTGGATCCAGAACCTCAAAAATATAGTGTATCGAAGTTATTGCAGTATGCTAGTTACAAGACATTGAAGGAAGAAATAGATAAGTGTGCTCCAATATGTTCAAACTGCAATAGATTACTACAGAATGGGTATGTAGAGCTACCCGAACTCGTTGTTATGCCATAGGGTTCAAATCCTCACATAAAGAAATCATAGAACCACACAGTATTTTCAGTTGTTAACTGGTATAAATAAATCCGAGGATAAAGTATAGAAGTAGGTCATGCCATTAACACGTTTGGATAATCTTATCAGCAGTAAAACTGGTAAGTATCTTTATGTTTCACCTGATGATTTTAACGCAACGGATGCGTTATCAAACAGAGGTAATTCACCTGTAACACCATTTAAGAGTATTCAGAGAGCATTCCTAGAGATTGCAAGATACTCTTATCTACCTGGTTCAAACAATGATAGGTTTGACCAGTTCAGTATCATGTTGATGCCTGGCATCCATTATATTGATAACAGACCTGGTCTTACTGATACTACAGGAATCGATGTATTTGGATTTGATCAAGCATCAAATGCATGGACTGATGATAGTATACTTGATATTTCTAATCCTGATAACATACTCTATAAATTTAACAACACTGAAGGTGGTGCCATTATTCCTCGTGGTTCATCACTTGTTGGTTATGACCTAAGAAGAACTGTTGTAAGACCTCTATTCGTTCCTGACCCTACAACAACGGAACGTGAAATTCCTCGCTCTGCAATCTTTAACGTAACTGGTGGTTGTTACTTCTGGCAGTTCACTATTAAAGATGGACAAACATCTGCTGAATCTCCCCTATTCAATTCCGTAGAAGGAACTGGTGAAGTATACTATGATCCTACTGACTTCACTAAGAAAGCAGCACCAAACTATTCTCACCATAAACTAACTGTATTTGAATACGCAGACGCAGAAGAGTTGTCTCTATTCTACAGAAAGATTGCTAAGGGATTCTCATCATATCAACCTACAATCGATGATCCTGGTGAGTTTTCTGCTAGAGTTCAAGAGAACAGAATTGTTGGACCTTTGTCTGACTCTAGAGTCGTTGAATCATTTAAGTTTAATGATGCTACAACTATCCCTAGTATCCCTGCATCTACATCTGAAATTGAAGTAACAACTAAAGTTGACCATGGATATTTTGCTGGTCAATTTATTGCTATTTCTAATACAGAAATTGATAGTGTACTTGAGGGTATCTTCCCCATCAAACGTATTGATGAGAATGATCCTCGTAAGTTTACCTATGAAGTAGCAGAAGTTGTTAGTGCAATTGGTACTGGTATTGCAGCAGGTAATACTATTGATACTGGCACAACACCTGCACTAGGTGGTAACGCACTAGCATTAGCAGAAGTTGACTCTGTTGAATCTGCATCTCCATACGTATTCAACTGCTCCATCAGATCTACATGGGGTATTTGTGGTATATGGGCAAATGGTTTGAAAGCCACTGGTTTCAAATCAATGGTTATCGCTCAGTACACTGGTGTATCTCTACAGAAAGATGATAGATCATTCATTAGATATGATGAGTATAGTAATACTTGGAACCAAGCATCACTTGTAGATGCATTTGCAACAGTACCTTATCACACTAAGGGTGATAGTTACTGGAAGGATGAGTGGAGAAACTTCCACGTTCGTGCATCTGAAGATGCATTCATTCAGTGTGTTAGTATCTTCGCTGTTGGTTATGCTGATCACTTCCTAATGGAAAGTGGTGGTGATATGAGTATCACCAACTCTAACAGTAACTTTGGTAATACATCACTACATGCTATTGGTTTTAAAGGTTTCGCCTTTAACCAAGATAAGGGTGGTTACATTACTGACATCATCCCACCACAAGTAATTTCTACTGATGCTGCTAATGTCAAGAAGACTCAATATTATACTATTGATATTCAAGGCACAGTTGCTGATCCAACTAACTTCACTAAGTTGTTCCTAGGTAGTGATGACATTGCAGATCCATTAAATCGTCCTGCTGTATCAATTGGTGGATATAGACTTGGTGCTAAGGGAGGAGAAAAACTATTTGTTAAACTAGATCCAGCAACTGCTGGTGGTACAGAAGAGTTTGATGTATCTCTAGAACCAACTGGTTTTGTTAAGTATATTGCAGCAGCATCTATTCTTAATCCTTCTGGATTTGCTTACAATAGCATATATGCTGACGCTGCTAACTTAATTGAAAGCAACCGCACGATGATCCAAGAGGAAGTCTTCGGTTATATTATTGAGAAATTCCCTGCATTACAAGATCTTTCTTATGTTAATCCTGGTAGAGATCCTAATGCAAACCGTTACAATGATGCACGTAATCTCATCATCAGTAACAGACAAGATATTGTTAATGATACATTAACATCACTTACTGCTTTTGAGCCTACTTCAACAGTTACTGCTGAAGATATAGGTGAGATGGTTGATGCTATTGCAGAAGACCTTAGAGATGGTGGTAACTTTAATGTTATTACTTTAATTCAGTCATATTTTACTGGCACTGGTACTTTAATCAAGTATAACGGTGAGCAAGAGAATATTATCTGGGCAATGAACAGATGTAGAGATCTGTGTAAGCAAGCATCATCTAACTTGTTAGCAGTTAAGGCAGATCTATTTGATCCAGACTCAGCTAGTTTACTTGCTCCTTATGGTGGACTACCAATCGGTACTATCACTGCTGGTAAGACTGGTTCACAAGCAGAGGAAGATGGTGACACAACCAATGGTCTTACTCTTGACCCTGCACAGAAGATTGATCCTGGTGCTAGGTTCAGAGATACTTATAGACTAATCAATAACAACAGAGATTATATCTTAGACAATGCACTTGCTGAGATTACAGTTTATGATGAGGCTCCATTCTACTACTTCCCTGGTGATCCACAAGAGACACAGTATTCAAGATTTAAGACTGCATATCGTTTGATAAGACGTAACAAGGAAGGTGCATTGGATGCAGGTATTACAGCAATTCAGACACAATATCCAGCATTCCAGTTCATAGGTGGTTCACCTGAGAAGTGTAAGAGAGACCTAGGAATCTTCGTTGATGCAATTGCAATGGACGTCTTCTTAGGCGGTAACGAGTGGACTATTACATTCATCGAGAAGTATTTTAATGGTGGTGGTGCTTGGATTGGTGGTGGATTAGAAGGAGAAGAGAATGAATCTATTGTTGGTTTTAATGGTGCTAGAGATTATCTACAGGAAGCAGTATCTAACCAACTCTCTAATGGGTATCAAGATAATACCCTATCACCAGGTGAATCTGTCTATGGTGATGGTAATGGTGATGTAAGCAATACAGATCCTACTGCATGTACTGACGTTCAGAACGCAATTGCTACACTAACTTCTATTGTTACTCAGGTTATTAATGATGGTGATCCTGATACAGTTAGAAATCCTTCTAACCCTAATTACGTAAGTCCACAATCTCGTGTTCTACAAACAAACGAGAACAAGTGTCGTAGAGACATTGCTTTCATTGTTGATGCAGTAATGCAAGATTTATGGTTCGGTGGTAATGCTTACTCTATCTCAATGGCAAAAACGTTCTTTGATCGTTTTGGCAATCCAATTAATAATGGTTTAGTTGGTGAGGAAGCACAAGCAATTACTGCATTTAGACGTGCTGCTAATGCTATTAATGATGCTATTAACAACCAATTATATTATTCTGATCAAGCAATTACTCTTGATACTGTTGGAGAACCTCCAATTGTATCTGATACTAATGCAGACGCAGCTCGTTTGCTTGATGGTAACAAAGAATGGTTAGCAGAGGAAGCATACGAGCGTATGATTGCTAATCCACTATACTCTTCTTATGAACCACAAGCCCAGAATACTAAGCAAGATTGTTTAGATGACATTGTTAATATCCTTGAGCAAATTACGTATGATATTAAGTTTGGTGGTAACGCTAAAACTTATGATTCTGCAGAGATTTACGTTACTAACGTCATGCCTTGGTTTGGTACTGACAAGAAGCGTAAGCAATTCACTCCAACAAATGTAACTTATACTCCTAACACTGGTGATCTAGTATTAACTATTCCTGGTCATGATATGACTACGGGTAACTATGTTAGATTTGAAGACAATAGTTTGACCTTTACCTGTGGCATGGATAATAACCAGGCACAGAAGACTTATCCTCGTGCTGGTGCAGATCCTTCTGCTGGTAACTGGGTTCAAATTACTGCTGCTACTGCTAGTAGCATAACATGTAATGTTGGTGCAACTGGACCTAACGTTAGTTACACTCCTACTAACATATTATACAACTCCACTTCTGGAGTGATGGAAATTACCGTCGGTTCTGGTCATGGATTGAGTGTTGGTGAAGGTGTGATGATTGCTAACAACTCTCTAACATTTACATGTGATCAAGATAGCAACCAAACTAACCACACATATCCTCGTGTTGGACAGGATCCTTATGCAGAACAATCCTTTACTATTACTGCAATTAGCGTTAGCACTATTACTGTTAATGTTGGTGTTGCAGGAACTGCAGCTGGTGTACCACACGCATTTGTAAGTGCTTTATCTGGTTGTGTTACTCATTCACCACAGACTACACATACATTTGTATCTGCAACAACTGACTGTGTTAATTATGGTTTAGCAGCTGCAACATTCATTGATCCTGAGCGTGATGAAGCAAAAGAAGTATTCAATCAGGTAAGAGCTCTTGTTCCTGATGTACTTAGAAATATTGAAATTATCAATACTGGTTCTAATACATTACAACAGTTCACTGATGCTGCTATTGTTAGTGATTGGGGTGAAACTGAAGTTGGAACTCCTACTGATGCAACATATGATCCTGCTACTGGTATTCTTGCAGTAACTGTTACTGGTCACGGTCTTTCAAATGGAGATAGGATTCAATTCCTACAAGAATCTTTAACATTCACATGTGAGTGTGATGGTAACTATGAGAACCAAGTATATCCACGTACATCTGATCCATCATTTGACTCATGGTTAGAGGTTGCTAACGCAACTGTAGATACTTTTGAAGTTAATGTAGGTACATCACCTTTTGTTAACTATAACGTAACTAATGCAACATATGATGCTGCTACAGGTCTTCTTAATCTTAACATTGGTTCTGGTCATGGTTTAACAACCAATACAAAGATTAAGATTGCTGATAAGTCATTGAAGTTTAAGTGTTCAATGGATGATTATGGTTCAGTACATCATTATCCTAGATCAACTGACCCTGCAGCTGGTGAAGCATTAAACATTGTAGCAACAACATTTGAAACTATTACTGTTAATGTTGGTGCATCACCTCTTGTCACATACACTCCAACTAACGGTAGTTACGATCCTAATCTAGGATTGATGAACTTAACTATTGGTGGTCACGATCTACGTGGTGCTGATAGATATACTCCTAGCAGTGCAGCATACAATCCTACTTCAGGATTCATGACAATAACCATTGCAGATCACGGGTTTGTAGATGGTGAAGTTATTCAAATTACTGATCTAGGATTAACCTTTAGTTGCCCTGCTGCTACTGGTCAACACCAATTCCAATCTGGTTCTAATAATGGTATTGTTGATCAAAACTTAGCAGGTTATACTGCAGGTGCTGGAACTACTTACAATCCTACTACTGGTGAATTGGTATTAGAGATTGGAGCACATAGTATAAATGCTGGACAGAATATATCGATTGCTAATGGTGCTGTTACATTCAGATGTGAGGCTGATAATTATAGCACTGATCATGCTTATCCTCGTGCTTCTGACCCCGTTGCTAACACACCTGTTTCTGTTGGTTCTGTAACTGCTACAACTCTTACAGTTAACGTTGGTGCAGCATCTGCAAATAGTGGTCAAAGTTCTTATCCACGTGCTAGTGACCCTGTAAGTGGAATGTGGATGCCTATTTCAAGTGTAACTCAGAATACATTTGATGTACAGGTACTAGCAGATGCTCCTTCTACAAACACACAAGTCCATACATTTATAAGTGCTGCAACTGACTGTATTGTTAAACCTAATAGCACTATTAAGTTAGCTGATGATGCTGTTACATTTAGATGTACATATGGTAATGGAGTTCATGCATTTGTAAGTGGAACTACTGGAGGAATTACTCCTAATTCTGGAAGTGCTGTTACAGCAGCTGCTGGAACAACTTATGATCCTTCTAATGGAGTCCTTGAAATAGAGATTGGATCTCATACTCTAACTACTGCTAATACAATTCAGATTGCTAATGGTGCTATCACATTTACTTGTGATGCTGATAACAATGCAACAGAACATGCATATCCACGTGCAACTGATCCTGTATCTGGTCAGACCCTTAACATCACTGCAGTAACTGCTACAACCATCACAGTTAACGTTGGTATCACCAACGGTAGCTTGAGTGCTAAGTCTTATCCTAGAAATACTGTTCTTAATACTACAGTAACTTTTGCTGATTACGATCCTCAAACTGGTGTCATGGAACTTACTGTTCCTAACCATGGATTTAATAACGGTGAACAAGTTAAGATTGGAACTGGTTCATTAACCTTTACTTGTGCTCAAGACGGTGATCAAACACAACACACATATCCAAGATCTTCTGACCCTGTAAATCAGAAGTGGTTGAAGATCTTTAATGTACAAACAAATACTTTCCAAGTACAGGTATTAGATTCCATACCTTCTACTAACGTAACTAATCATACATTTGCAAGTGCAACTACTGATGGTCTAACATATAAGAAAGACCCATTCTATGATAACTCTATCTACGTTTGGGATGTTCCAGAGACATCATTTACAGTAAGTGATGCATCATATGATCCTGCTACTGGTGTAATACAAGTCACTGCTAATGGTTGGGGTGGATCAAATGGTACTAGAGTTAAGTTTGTTAAGGAGTCTCTAACATTCAGTTGCACAAAAGATGGCAACGGAACAAACCATAGTTACCCACGTGAGTCAGACCCATCATATGATGAGTGGTTATCTGCTTATGATTCTGATGTTAATGGATTTAAAGTTAACGTTGGTATTTCTGGTGTTAATGATCAGTATGCACATACATTTGTAAGTGCTACTGCTCAAGGTGCATTAAGACAGGATCCATCTATTACAGTATTCATTGGTAAGTCTCCTACTGCTACTCAACCTCATACATTTGTAAGTGCTCTTGCAGATTCAGTTAAAACTGGTGGATCATATACTCACGAGTATACTGGTGGTGTTGCAGCCAATGCAGTAATTTCAGGTGGTAACTATCCACATACATTCATATCTGCAACTTCTGGTGCTGTTAAGAAACAGAACGCTGCAGTTTGTGCTAACGTTATCTCTGCTGTACAGTCTAACTTAGACACCATCATGCAGGCAATAGGATCTGACTCTGGTGTTGGTAACTTAACTGGTATCACCCGTACAACTCCTACTCAACCTGTAAGTAATATTCAGAACGGTGTTGACCAAGCATTTGTTGCTGGTAATTGTGCTGATGTTATTTCTGCTGTTAACTCACTGGTTGATATTACTGTTGAGGCACTCCTTGCAGGTAATCTAACTGTTCTACCAGCACTAGATAATGGTCTCTATGATTGTGCTAACGTTCGTAGTAGTATTGAGAACCTATTTGATATCGCTGTTGATGCATTCACAGTAAGTAATCTATCTCAATTACCTGTTCTTAATAAAGGATCCTTTACTAATGAAGCTCAAGTATCTACATGTTATCGTGACGTTGCATACATTGTTGATGCTATTGTTGGTGACCTTAGACTTGGTGGTAACATCAACTCTGTACAGGCTGGTGAAGCATACTACGTAGGTAATAGTCTAGCCTTCATTGATAGTGAGAAGACTGAAACATTAGATGCATGGAACTACGTTGGACAGATGGCAACTGCTGCCATGAGGAACTTCGACTTCCTTGCATATAATTGTACAACCACTGCTGGATCAGCAATCGTTGATGTTGGTGATACTCGTGGTATCATCATTGGTATGACAGTAACTGAGTACGATGATACTGATCCTTCTGCTCCTGCATATGTTAATGGTGTTCTACAAACAGGTTCAACTCCTGTCTACACTACAATCGGTCAGAATGTATATGTTAAGAGAATTATTAACAATACTGAGATTGAACTTGGTGTAGAGAATTCCAGACTTGACTTCGGTCAGACTATAAATGCACAGCAGTCTAGTGGAACTATTGATCTGTTCTTTGACTTCCCTAGTGGTCAGTGGGCAGACACACTTCCTAAGACAGTTATCGTTGGTCCTGAAAGTATTAGTCCAGATATTATTGCTGATACAACTACTGGTAATGTCATCACTGATCCCGCTGATCCTAATGTTGGTCAGCAGATCAGAGAGTGTGCTGGTACTGTAAATGCAATTGAGACATTAGTTAGTAACATCAACACAATTATTAACTCTGGTCCTGGAGCTGTTACTAGACAAGAGCAGACAGCAAATGTATCTCTCTTCTCACAAAGAGGAACAGTATTTACTATTAATACCTCTGGTCTTGGTGGATCCAACCCACATCAATTTGAAACTGGAACACCAGTTAGATTGGTTCCACGTCCTCGTTTTGATGTTGATCTTGGTCAGTATGTTGATGTTGATAAGCGTCTTATTAGATTGCCTGATGGATTTTCAACTAACGAAACTTACTATGTAATTGCACCAGGCAGAAAGACACAACCATTTGATTACTCTAACACTACATTCTTTAATGGTAGTGATCAGACAAAACTGATGCTTGCAACTTCTAGAGAGAATGCAGCAGCAGGTATCTTCATCTATGCATCTGAAGCTGATAGCATTGATCCTAATGTAGAGATTGACATCTATCAGTTCATACTTGATGAAAATTATGATTTACATCGTTATAAGTGTAAACTATCAACAACAGTTGTTGGTGGTATTACTACAGATGTTCCACACATCTTTGATGTACCATTCTCTTCTGTAACACCACATAAAGTATTCTTCAGGTCACTTGCACCAGATGATCTACCAACTATAGGTGAGCAAGAAGATGATAATCCAGAAGTTACTACTACTGATATCAATGATGATAACTTTGGTAGATTGAATCCAGTTAAGGAATTCTATGCACGTTATCAAACTGCTAGAGTCTTTACGATCCATAAGTCACATGCTGATGCGATCAACAATGCTGATCCTATTCAATTTACTGCTGGACAGAGTGATGAATTTAATGTATTCTGTAACAAACGTCGTTCACCTGTCAAGTATGATCCAACATTTAGTGTTGGTGTTGCTACTGAAGGTAAGTGGTATGTTGATTGTATTAATGAAGCAGATCCACAGAATGTAGTACCAAATGTCTACAATAAGAATATCATCTGGAGATTAAAACAAGACGATTACTCTGATAGACCTAAGACTACTGATACGTGGTTCACACGTCTAGATGATAGTCGTCCTGCAGATGACAGAACATATAAACTACGTTATGTTATTCCTTCTTATCTTGAGAACGCAAGAGATCCTATCAATGGATTTGTTATCAAGACAAGAACTGACGACACACGTAAGTTAGTACCACAGAAAGTTCTACTAAAACCTGTTGCTGGTGAAGTATATGGTGCTAGATTTGAGAACCCAGTACAAGCTGGTGAATACATTGGTTACAAGTCAAATCAATTCCTTGGTAATGGATTAAATGAAGAAGATGCATATGATCCTTATAAGAATGATACCACTGGACAAGGTATTGAGTACAAGGCATATGCCAGATTTAATTCTGGTATTCAAGCGACCATTCAATCTGCTCGTTATGTACAAGATCCATTAGTTCAAACTATTAGTTATCTAGAACTTGATGTGGTTGATCACACAGTTGATATTAAGAACTTCCCTGGTCTTAAGAATGAGCAGTTTACTACAGTTCAGATTAATGCACCACAAGGCGGTGATTGGGTAACCAATAAGACTGCTAGTATCACTGCTAACCAGGTCGAATGGACTGGTAACTCTTCAGGTATTGCAAATATCCATGGGTATTACGAAAATGCAGGTTCTCATTACCTAATTCTGAAAAATATTCGCGGCGGAAAATTAGAGTTCTCAGAGTTTTATAACACTAGATTTACTCAAGGTAGCACATTTGCTGATATGCTTGAGGATCAGGATATGGGTAAATCCCTACCACTCAAGACTCTTATTAAGAAGGGATATCCTGAGTATTATTATAGACAAAATGGTTCTAATGTTTACACTATTACTCCTGGTGATAGGATTCAGGATAGTGCAGGTGTTGAATATTATGTTGCTAGTGTTGAAGATACTGGTATTATCGAAGATACATTCTACATCTTTAACTACGAGACACTACAGAAGAGAATTTCAGGTCAGCAAGATGGTATTTACTACCTATCTTGTCTACGTGGTAACATTTCACCATTACCTCAAGGTGCTGGTGCAGGTGGTAACTTCCGTGACTTCCAGTTCTCTCAACCAGTTAGCAGTCTCTATCCTCTGAACTATAAGAACGATCCTCTTTGGTTCCAGAAGGCAGGTACAACTGCAGAAGAGAAGAATGTTAAACAACAATTAATTGATCCACCAGCAACATATTCTGCTGCTGATAACTATACTCATGGTCTAGTTAGAACTAACGATTACAAGAACTCTGTAACAAGAGAACTTGTTGAAGACTTTATTGTACAACCAGCATTTATTGAGAATGATTATCAGGGTACATCTGCTATTAGAGCACTTCCTGGTAATGCAACTTCAGGATCTGAAGATCGTCGTATTCCTATTTCTGGTACAAGTACAGTTCTTGTAGATCAGAAGTATTATGTTGAACTTAGACGACCATCTATAGCAAGAGCTGGTAACCACACATTTGAATATCTTGGTTTTGGTCCAGGTAACTACTCAACTGGTCTTCCAGCACGTCAGGAGATCGTTCTAACTCCTACAGAGGACTTCTACGCCCAAAGTAAGAAACAGAACGCTGGTATCGTCTTCTATACGGGTCTAAACTCCAATGGTGATCTCTATATCGGTAATAGAAAGATTAATGCTATTACTGGTCAAGAAACATACTTAGAGGCAGCAGTTCTTAAGGACAGTGACGATGATGACGAGGATATCGGTGATCTAGTTACATCGTTCGATACTCCTGTAACATTCAACCAGAATATTACAGTTGTTGGTGGCGATGGATCACTTCAGAACGTATTCCAGTCTCCTTTAGTTGTATCTGTTCAGGATAATGATCTAACTCAGTCTAGAGATGCATTAATCATTAGATCCAATGTATCATCTGTTGATCCTGTAACTAACTTACAACAAGATGAAGGACTAGACAGAACTGCATGGACTGGACCTGGTAATCCTTTAGATGGTGATATTCGTATCAGTAAGAACAGAGTAGATGCTGCAGTATTTGGATTCAATTCTAGAGGTAAGGGTCAAAAGTATCAGATTCAGACACATACTAGCTCTGGTCTTCCTTCTAACATTACACCTAATAACAATGAGCTCGTCAATATTGATCCTAATACAGGTATTAATCTTGGTGGAAGCAAAGTAGAAGCTAATCAGAGCGTAAACTATGGTAGTGTTCAACCAAAATCAGGTGACATGCTACTTAAGGGTCTTGAAGTTGGTAAGACTGGTTCACTTGGTTGGATATATGCTAACTACTTTAATCAAATACCTGCAAACAATATCTTTACGATTGAGTTTGATGGTACTAACGTAGTTAAATTAACATTCAAGGATATTCAAGGCAATAATATTGCTAACTCTTCAATTGGTATTAGTGATGTATCACAGATTAAATTAACTAATTTCAGTAATCCATTATTAAATTCTTCATGGTTGGTATTCTCCCCTAATGGTGATGCATTCAGTTCTTCCAATAACTATGTTCACTTCCAAGTTAATAATGGTATTGGTATTGATGTTCTATCTTGGAATGGTGCTGGTGGTGTACTTGATACTGCTCAGACAAATGGAAATCCAGTTCCTATAGTTGAGTTTTCTAACTCAAATTGGAAAGAGTATGGTGTACTTGGTGCTGAAGCACTCAGAACTGAAACTGAAACTATTGGTGATTACAAACTTGGTGTTAACACTGTTGCAAGAACTGAACATCCATCTGCTCTTAAGGCATTTACTAGTGATGAAGCAACACCTAGAGCAAACTTAGATGTTGTTGGTACTGCATTTGTTAGTGGTAAGACTATTAATAGTTACCTAGCAGATACAACTATCAATAAGACTGAGACTGCTGAAGATAACGCATTCTTGGTTGGTGGCGATAGCACTGATCCTGATGATAGTGCAACTTTACGTGTCATGACTACTAACACTGGTCGTGTTGGTGTTAATACTAAAGTAGAGGATACTGTTAACCCACAGAATGAATTAGATAGAAACTTCGTTGTTGTTGGTAATTCTAGATTCACTGGCGATTCAATGTTCATGACTGACATTGAAGTTAATGGTGGAGATATTACTACTACTAACACTGCATTCAACTTCGTTAATAGTAATGCAAACATCCTGAACTGGGCAGGTGATGGTCAGATATTGACTCTGATGAACAATTCGACCTCTCCTCAGACATATACAATAGGTGGATCTTCACCAACCTCAACATGGTTGATCAATGAAGCTGCAGCAACTACTAATCTGTATTTTGCGAGAAATACCACTAAGTTTAAATCAGAAATTGGTACTGTTGAAGAGGCATTTACTTCAGAGTGTGAAATTACACTTGGTGGTGGTTTCGCAACCAGCTCACCTGGTAAGTCAAACACTAAGATTGGTACATTCTACACTGGTGTTGCTGGTCAATTTGAATTTGGGTACGGTTATGGAGCTGGCACAAGTTCATCTAGAATCTTCTCTCAGACGAGAGAAGTTAATGCGTTTGATGGTTCATCCACTAACACTGTTAACCTCGCAACAAATGCAACTCAATTTACATTAGGTTCAACTGGTGGTAATACTACTATCAGAAATACTCTGAATGTTCTTGCATCTACAATCGTTGAAGGTAATATCAGACTAGACGGTGGTCTAAATGCTGGTATTGTTGAGATAGGAAGAGGTAGATTTGGTACATCAACTATTGGACATCAAATTGGTGGTTTAGAAAATCCAAATATTGACTTCTACAAATATGAATCAACTGGTAGAAGAATTGATACTGCTGGTGTTGCACCATGGGGTTCAACTCTATTCTTACAAGGTGGTGGTCAGATTGCATCTGTTGATAACATTGTTAATAATGGTTCTACCTCAAGAACACCTGGCACATATCAATTCCTTGATGCAACTGGATCATTAGGTGGTCTTGGTGCAGCATTCACAATTCTTATCCGCTTTGACTTTACAATCGACATTACGATTGAGTCTGGTGGTGAAGGATATGCAGACAATGAGACTCTAACTATCACTGACGCCCAATTAGGTGGCGGTGGTGGTGGAGACCTCACATTTGATGTTAATGGTGTTAATGCTGCAGGTAACAATTACTACCTACCAATTACTACACCATCTGTTAATGATTTCCAACTTGGTGATCTTCTCTTAATTGATAGACAGGTTGGTCCTCAAGATGCTACTGGTCAACCTATTGCAGGTTACACATCTGATGAATCTAAATCTGAAATTGTTCAGGTTATTGGTATTGATAACATTAGTAACCCTAATGATCCACAAGGTTTCAGATTGATCGTTACAAGAGGAATTGATGGAACTGCATCTGCTACTGATCACCCTGACAGCTGTGTCATAGCAAAACTTGATAAGCAGTCTAATTCTTCATATATTACTGGTTCTGACCTTGATGGTAACGGTGAATTAGATGAACCTTTAACTGGTATTGGTGCTGACCCTGCTAATGTTAACATTGGTGTTGCAGAATTTGGTGGTACTATTACTACACAAGACTACTTTAGATTATCAGGACTTGAATTCTGTTCTATTGAGCAACTAATTAGCACCTCACCACAATCTTTACAGATTAATGATGGTGGTGATCCTGCTGCTATTGTATTCAATGTTGAGTCTACAACTGGTAATACTCAGATCTTTGGTAATATTACTGCTGGTTCTGGATTTAATAAATTCACCATGGATTCCAATAGTGGTAATACTGCTATTGCTGGAACACTCACTGTTGAGGATACCTTTACTGTTAATGGTTCTACCATCGAAGGTCAGCAGTGGTTTAGACTAACAAATGGTGGTGCAACTGGCATCCCAATAAGAACAACTCTAGAAGTTGATACTGCATCTGGTGATCTAACGATCAACGGTGGTGACATTAATATCTTCGGAACTGATGAAACTACACCAAGATTGACCTTTAATAATTCATCTGGTGACTTTACCACTTATGGTTCGTTCTCTGCTCTTGGAACAGGAACATCTACATTTGGTGGTGATATTGATGTTACTGGTGATGCATTTATTCGTGGTGGAGATCTCACAGTATATGCTGGAGAGAACACTTCATATGCAACTGCAGGTGATGAAATCTTCGGTGTTGATAACAATGGTGCAGTTAAGATTGCTGGAATTGAGAATTACTTCTCCCAGACTGGAGCACGTAAGTGGCTCTATGAGGCAGAATCATTCCTTGCTGAAGCAAATGTTAACTACTTTGTTAACTGTACTGGTAATACTCTAATCAAACTTCCTGCAGCACCTGAAATGGGTGATATGATTCGCATTATAGATATTAGTGGTAGTCTATCATACAACTTAAGTATGGTTGTTAGAGCACCTGATAATGTTAAGGTACAAGGTGAATCATCTAATACTGGAACTACTGTTCTTCCAGGTATTGCACCATCAACCTTTGTTGGATATGAAGCTGGTGGTGAACTAGTTGTACAGACTCCAAACGCAGCGTTCAGTCTAGTTTATGCTGGTAATGCCACACCAGACGGAGGACCTGGCGCACCATCATCCTTAGTTGGTTGGTATCTCACAGACGTATAAGAAAATGCCTTTTTACCAAGAAACAAGAACAATGAAGGCTGCCGTTATCGGCACTATTATGCCTTGGTCAGGGGGCGTTAGTGTAGTTCCTGACGGGTGGATTATTTGTGATGGAACAACACCTGATGCAAAAGATTATCCATTGCTGGTACAAGTTATTGGTGATACTTATAATCAGGGAACATCGAATTTAGGAGGAGCATTTCCAGCATATACTGGACAATTTGTTCTTCCTGATTTGGTTGCTGGTAAAACATTGATGGACATTGAAGGTAGTTACTTTAATGCTGTATCTGGTACTGGTGATCCAATTGATTCTGATCCTGATGCTAGACCAATAATTGAACCATTTATAGGAGAGAATACTGATAATGGTATTCCTAGTGTCTTTAATGATGTAAGAACTGACGTTGAGTTTACACTTAACGATAGAAATGGTTATACTGGTTCTATTACTGGAAATACTATTATTGATGGTACAGGTGAAAAACTAGTTTTTATTGCTGGCAGAAAACTAGGAAATCAACATATTAGACCTCATGCTCATCCTGGTGTTTATGATACATTACAGAATGCGGATCCAACTAAACCAGGACTTGGTGTTGTCCCCTATGATAATATCACTATGAGATATACCTATGCTTCTTATGATAGAAGAGACCTTCCAAACATATTCAATAGTAATGAATTTGATGAGGCAAGATTTAGTATGAGATGGTATAAGGATGACACACTAACTGTTGAGTTATTAGATTCAACTATTTGGGGTCAAATTTCTTCCTTTAGTGGTGCTGGTTCGGGTTTGCCAGGTAGATCAATTATGAAAGTATTATCTGAGGATCCAGCGGATCAGGATTTTGGTCCAAGAGGTGTAACAGAGACTAGTATCACTAACAAAGATGAGTTTATTAGTGATAAGGTCAGAACTGGTAGACCTTATGGTGGAATGCGGGGTGGTGATGTTATTCCTTATGGTTCATATGGAAGTAACTATACAGTTCCTGTAGGTCAGAGGAATTATAGTCCTGCTCCTGATGCTGGTGGAGATCCAGCTGGAGCATGGAGCGTAAATTATGGTACATTTGTAAGTAATATTGGTAGTGCTTTAGATTGGCAAAGCACTGATATTCAAGCACATTCACATGATCCAATATCTATCTTTTATGATCAAGCTAGTTTAAAACCTCAGTCTAGATTGACTGCTGATGTTAATATTCCAGTCACTACTATACTAGATAATGTAAGTAATGTTGGTGCATTAGAAATTAGTATGAACACCAGTCAACCTTCGTTAACCGTTTTGTATATTATCAGAGCATACTAATGGCAAATTACGCTAATCACAGAGGAAGATACGGTGGGATGGTAGGAAGTATCATTGTACACACTACTGATACAATTGTAGGAGGAAATGATCCTAGTTCTGCAAACTTTAAACAAGTATTACCTGCAGGATATTTAAGATGTGATGGATCTAAACTTCAAGCAAAGGATTTTCTAGCATTATCACGTGTGTTGGGTGTTGGTGATAATTCAAGGTTTAAAAAAGATGATATACAATTGAGGAATGAAGATGTATCAACTGGAGATCTGGGTGAGTTTCAACTGCCAGATATGGGATCGAAAGTAATTGCTGGTGGTAGAGGTACAGGTGCGTATTCAAATGATTTTATTGATACTGGATTGGTTGGTCAGGCAAAAGTTAATAGAGTTGGACCACAGATTGAAGTTATTAGTAATTTTGGAGATACAATAAGTGCTAGTTATCTTGGTAATGTGAGGATTGTACCTTCTGGTGATGTTGCTTTCCTAGGAAATCCTAGATATAATCTGGCCAGGAATACCACTGAAACTGAGTTAAATATTGAAAATTTTGAAGGTCATGCACATACATCTAACCAAAGGTATCTAAATTATACTGGTCAACATGAAATAGGTTATACTGGTGGTAAAGACCTTGATGCACAAACTGCTAATTCAGGTTCTCAGAACTCTGCAGAGTACACTTCAATAGGAGGTAGGGAATCTATACACAAACATAGTATTACCAGACCTACAACATATGCACATAATTTTGTATACTCATATGATCAAAAAGATGTTGATATGACTGGAGTAGAAGCATATGTTGACGTTGATATTTCTAATGATGAAAAATTAGATCAACTTGTAACACCATTCACCCTTGTAGAATATCTAATTAAGATATAATAACATGAATAAACCATCTCAAAAATCTTTCGATCCAATACCACCATTATCTTTAGAATTTGTTTATGCAGATGAGAGTAATTGTGTTGTTGAATTAGAATATAACCAGAGAGAACCAGATCAAGATTTGCAGTTGCAGATCCTTTTAACTGCTGATAATGATTATAAGTGGGTTGAAGAGGAATACTTTAAGGGTGAAAAGAGATCTAAAGGTAAATTCACTCATCGTCATCCAGAAAAATTAAAAGAGATTCATTATGCTCTTGTGGGTATACCTAATGAACCATCAGACATACCCAAACTAGTCACTCGTACAGTAGAATTCTAAATGGCATTTCAAGACGGTCACTACTATGTACACGGACAGACTTGTACCAATGGAGTTCCTGGAGATCCAACATCCTCTGATAGATTTTGGTTTCCAGGTGGTACTAGTAGTGATCCTAGCCGTCCTATTACGTGGGTTTTTAATGAAATAAGTTATTGGTATGATTCATTCTTTGGTAGGTATGCTGAAGAAGGTGGTGCAAACTATTGGTATGATGGATTTGTTTCATCGAGCAATGGGTTTGTTAATGGTGGAACTGGTTCTAATAGTACCTTTAATACTTCCTTATACACATTCATCTTTAATGGTGGTGTTACAGAAAGAGGAATGGTTGCTGCCTATGGAAGGCATACAGGTATGGCAACTGGTAATTGTCCTATTTTTGGGTGTACTAATCCACAAGCAACAAACTATAATCCAAATGCAGATACAGATGATGGATCTTGTATACTCCCTACAGGATGTACTGACCCATTAGCAAATAACTATGATTCAAGTGCTACAATTGATGATGGTAGTTGTACATATACAGCACCACAAATTATTTTTAGTGCAAACCCATCAACTATAATTAACGGACAATCTTCTACTGTTTCGTGGTATTGTGTAAATCCAACAACCAGTTTTGGTTTTATTTCTGGTACTATTAGTAGTTCAAATCAAACAGGTAATCAGATTGTAGTACCTAGTGATACATCAACATGGTGTGCTCAAGCTTTTGGTCCTGGTGGTGGTTCTGGAACTACTTGTGTTACAGTTACTGTGTTGCAAGCACCAATATGTTCATTAACTGTTCCTAATTCTGTAGTGTATGGAGATTCTACTTATAATATAGGATATGAAACAATATATGCTACAAATTCTATCCAAATAACACCAACATATAATTATTTGGATGGTAGTCAAGTTGTTGGTACTACTGTTAATATTTCACCAGCAACATCTTCAGAGTTGGGTGATCCAGCATCATCTACAGAGAGAAATGGTACTGTTGCTATTTCTATGCCATGGAATAATCAGGGACCACAGTCAGTTTCGGTTAGTTTAAATGTTAGTGGTACTACCACTGCATCAGATTCTGATACTTTTTTAAATATCATAGACAGAAGTCCTGATAGCTTTACAATTCCACAATCAATAGATAAATTTATAGACGAAGACCCAGTTATCTCACCAGAGACTGAAGTTCTTAGTGAGAAGATATTAATAGATGACATTGACATTCCAGTAGAAATTCATGCAAATTATCCTGTACTGGTAGATAAAAATTCCCAGGATGTCTGGCAGGGAGTAAGACAAAGTGGATTACCAGGTGTTGGTGGAAATAGCACTTTTGATGAGAATCAAGGACTCATAAGTAGTAATTCTAAACACTCTCTTATGCGTAAGATTGCTGCAGCAGAGGAACCAAATCCAGAATTTCGATTTAATGGTAGTAATGAGTTTAGTAGTGAAGTATTTTATAGTGATGATCCTAATCAGGAACCACCATTAATTGCAAAGATTTCAAATGCACAACTTGCTCAGTTAGTTAACTGTATCTCTCTTATTGATGAGGTATCTCCATCAGAACAAACTATGTTTAATGATTGGGCTGCTTTTCGTACTAACTTCCCATTTAGAACATTCTGGTTGCTACAGGCAGTTATACAATCTAATGGTGGTATAAGGTATCCACTCAGCAGATTGAAAATGCCATCAAACTATTTGAGTGATCCATATGCAAATGGTGGTATTCAAGTTAGACGTGATGATGGTAATGCTAGTTTTACCTCTAGTTGGTTTGATATTTGTAATCTAACAGATGTGCCTGAGGGTACATATGTATCACTATGGATTGATATATCTGGTAGTATGGTATACTCTACTATTCAGGCATCTTACAATGAATTTGTAGCAGATTGTACTGCTAATGGTGTTAATATTATTCTTGAGACTAGTAACAGTGGAGAAAGATGGATTCCAGGTCACAATAAAACTCTACCACCAAGTGCTAACTTTAAGATCATTGCTCCTAATGGTACTGCTGTTACTACTTTAGAAATTGCAGCTGGTCAAGGTGTTACATTAGCATGGATCGTGTTTGGTGATGTTAATAATATTGTAATTTCTCCTGGTGTTATTAATACTAATGATAGTAATTTCTTCTATGCCAGCATGATAGTATATCCAGTATCGGACACCACATATACATTGAATGCTACAGGACCAGAAGGAACAGTTACAATTACTGTTTCAGTTACTGTCTTCTCACCACCAACATTCTTTCTTAGTGCTAATCCATCAACTAGTATTGTTGTTGGACAATGCACTAATATAGAGTGGTACGTAACTGGTGATGCTGATACACTCATATGGACACAAGGTACTATTACTAATGGGAATCTTACTAGTCAAGAAAATGTATGTCCTGGTGATACCACAACTTATTGTGGTTATGTAACTGGTACTGCTGGTGATTCTCCTACTGCATGTATTACTATTAATGTATCTCAATTCCCAACATGTAGTATTGATTCACCTGTTAGTATTAATTACGGTAATGATAATTTTGATATCGAATATGAAACAAAATATGCAACTTCATCCATTCAGATAACACCAACCTATTATTATCTTGATGGAAGTAATACTGTTGGTTCGGTTGTTGTTGTCAATCCCGCAACTTCATCTGAATTGGGAGGTACTCAAGGACAAACAGATAGAGATGGTGTTATTGACTGGAGCACTGTTGGTGTACCATGGAACAACTTTGGTCCAAGTAGCATAGCATGGACAATTCAAGTACAAGGTAATGGCGGAACCACGTCAGCTTCCACAACAACAGGAGTAATAATTGATAGAAGACCTGACAACTTTATAATACCACCATCTGATGATAAAATTAGAGACGAGGAACCTGTAGAGTCACCAGATACAACTGTTTTGTCGGAATTAATATTAGTTGATGGTATTGATATTCCAGTTGAGGTTAAAGCAAACTATCCGATTCAGGTAGATAAGAACCTTGAAGACAATTGGGAAGGTGTGAGAGAGATCTAAATATACTATGACTGGAATAATATCTGTATAGCCCAGAATGAC